AGCATTTACCAGTCCGTCGGCACTCCTGGCACCACCCCTGCAACGTCGCTGGTGCTGCTGCAAGGCCAGCAGAAGTTGAACGAGGCCGCTGCCGGGATGAACCCGCGTTATGCTACCGTTAACCCTGCCGCAAACGCTGGGCTGGTGGAAGGCATGAAGGGCTTTTTCAACCCGCAAGGCACCATCTCGCGCCAGTTCAAAAGCGGCATGATGGGCGAGGGCGTTTTGGGTTACGACGAAATCAACATGTCGCAGTCCATCACCAACCACACCACGGGCGCATGGGGCACGACCATCACCTCGACCGGCACGATTGCAACGCAAGGCTCTACCTCGCTGCCCATCTCGTTCACTGGTTCGAGCAAAACGTGGGCCGTTGGTGACGTGTTCACTGTTGCAGGTGTTTACGCGGTGAACCCGCAAACGCGCCAATCGACCGGGAGCCTGCAGCAGTTCGTTGTGACCGCCGCTGTTACCGGCTCCAGCACCGCAACCCTGACGGTTTCGCCGCCCATGTACACCGCCGATCAGGCGCTGGCCACCATCGACGCCTTCCCGCAAGCGACCGCAGTGGTCACCATGCTGGGCTCTGCCTCGACCGGCTACGCGCAGAACCTGATCTACCACAAGGACGCGATCACGTTCGCAACCGCTGACCTGTTGCTGCCCCAAGGCGTGGACATGGCTTCGCGCCAGAGCCACAACGGCATCAGCATGCGGATCGTTCGCCAGTACGACATCAACAACGACCGCATGCCTTGTCGTATCGATGTGCTGTACGGCTATTCCGTGATCCGGCCTGAGATGGCTTCCCGTCTCTGGGGCTAACTGATTGGGGCTTCGGCCCCCTTCTTTTCTTTCAATTTTCGATTCTTTAAGGAAACATCATGGCACTCCCTAACACAGGTGGCGGCTACCAAGTCGGTGACGGCAACACCTCCGAACTTCAAATTGGCACCCAAGCCGCTCCCCAAACCGCAACGGCCACGGCCACCCTCACGGCGGCGCAAGTCACTGGCGGCATTTTGGTGGGCGACCCTTCGACCTCTGCGGCCAGCTACACGCTGCCCACGGCCACCGCTATCGACGCGGTGATGGTCAATGCCAAAGTCAATTCCACGTTTGACCTGGTGATTGTCAACCTGGGCACCTCGTCTGGCGTGATCACTGTGGTTACCGGCACTGGCATCACCACTGTCGGAAACCTGCTTGTCGCTATCACTGGCAGCGCTGCCGGTGTTGGCGGCGCGGCTCAATTCCGGTTCCGCAAGACCGGCGTTGCAGCCTGGACCATGTACCGCATCGCCTAACGTGGTCATCTACCTCAGCCACCCAACGCATGGGACCAAGGTTGCGACTTGCGAGGCGGAGGCAGAGTACGACGAGAAGAGCGGGTGGACCAGGTTCGACCCTGAAAAGCCCGCTCTTTCCATCGTCCCTCAGTTGGAAGAGGCGCGGGTAAAGCGCCAATACACCCGCAGGAAATAACATGGCCACCGCTGCAACAGTTATCAATCGAGCGCTGCGCCTGATTGGCGTTCTTGCCGAGGGCGAAACCACGACCGGGGAACAGGCTTCTACCGCGTTGCTGGCCCTGAATCAGATGCTGGATTCGTGGTCTGCCGAGCGCCTGAGCGTCTACAGCACGCAAGATCAGGTGTTTACCTGGCCCGCGAACACCGCCAGCCGCACGCTTGGCCCCTCTGGGGACTTTGTTGGCAATCGCCCCATCCTGCTTGACGACGCTACGTATTTCAAGGTCAACAACCTGTCCTATGGGGTCAAGTTGATCAACCAACAGCAGTATGACGGCATCGCGCTGAAGTCTGCAACAAGCACCTATCCCCAAGTTCTATTTGCCAATATGGCGATGCCTGACATGGAGATGTACGTCTACCCGGTTCCAACAACAGCGATTGAATTTCACTTCATCAGTGTTGAGGAATTGAGCCAGCCTCCAGCATTGGCAACGACGCTTGTATTGCCACCGGGCTATTTGCGCGCGCTGAGCTATTGCCTGGCGGTTGAAGTCGCGCCCGAGTACGGAGTAGAGGCACCGCCTACCGTGCAAAGAATTGCCGTCGCGTCAAAGCGAACATTGAAGCGCATCAACAACCCCGATGACATTCTGGCGATGCCCTATCCGTTGGTTGCTTCGCGGCAGAGATTCAACATCTTCTCTGGCAATTTCTGATGAAAATCCCCTTTGTAGGCCCGTCAGACCAGGCGAGAAGCACCAACGCCAGCGCACAGCGCAGCGTGAATTGCTATCTGGAAATGGACAACGCCAGCCCGCGTGCGCCTATTGCCCTGTACGGCACGCCGGGGCTGTCTTTGGCCTTCACGTTGCCTACTGTCAGCATTCGTGGGAGTGCAATTCTCGGGGCTTTCGCCATCTATGTATCTGGTAGCGGCGTCTACAAAGTTGACAGCGCCTACACAGCCACCTTACTTGGCACCATAGGCACATCTACCGGGCCTGTCGGCATTACGTCCAACGGCGCGCAAGTGCTGATTGTTGATGGCGTGACGGGCTGGCTGGCGACCACCACGACGCTGACGCAAATTACAGATGTGGATTTTCCCGCTGGCGTGACCAGTGCGGATTTTCTGGACGGTTATTTCATGGTCACCGGCGACGGCACTCAACTGTTCTACATCAACGAAACCCCCAACGTGGGCGGCGACTGGAACGGGCTGGATTTTGGATCCGCCGAGGGCGCACCGGACAACGTGATTGCCGTCAAGGCAGACCACCGCGAGGCCTGGATGTTTGGCGCGCAGTCCATTGAAATCTACGTCAACACCGGCAACGCTGATTTCCCGTTGGAGCGGACTGGAAACGCCTTTATCGAGTTCGGCTGTGTGGCCGGTAAGTCCATCTCCAAGATTGACAACACGCTTTTCTGGCTGGGCCGGGATCAGAACGGAGAGGGCATTGTGTACCGCGCCAATGGCTATACACCCGTGCGGGTATCGACCAGCGCCATAGAACGGGCCATGCAGGGGTACAGCCAGATTGACGACGCCATAGCCTTCTCATTCCAAATGCAGGGGCACAGCTTCTATGCGCTGTCGTTCCCAACGGGCGACGCGACGTGGCTTTTTGATATTGCCTCCGGTGCCTGGACGGAATGGCTGTGGCGCGACCCGAGCGACAACACCCTGCACCGGCACCGCGCGGCAAATCACTTGCTGTTCAACGGCGCGCATCTTGTTGGTGATTGGGAAACGGGCGAGGTCTATGCCCTGAGCATGGACACCTACACCGACAACGGCGACCCGATTCTTAGGCTGCGCGCTACGCAGACCCTGGAGGCCGAGCAGAAGCGCGTGTTTGTGTCATCCCTACAGGTGGACATGGAAACCGGCGTGGGGCTCGCCACGGGGCAGGGAAGCACCCCCGAATTGATGCTGCGCTACAGCCTGGACGGCGGGCATTCGTGGTCGAACCTCCGTACAGCTTCGGTCGGAGCCGTTGGGGCCTATGGAACGCGAGCGCTGTTTCGCAGACTCGGGCAGGGCCGGAATCGAGTGTGGGAAATCAGCATGACCGACCCAGTGAAATTCGCTGTGTTTGGGGCTTTTGCTGATGTGAAGCGGGGGACATCCTGATGGCTACCGCGCTCTCCCTTTTCCCTTCCCGCGTCCGGGTTGTTGACCAAAACGGGAATGCAACGCCTGAGTTTTTGCGAGCCTTGAGCATTGTTTTTTCCCGTGTCGGTGGTGCGCTGGGTGACGCGGGAGGCGGCGACGTAATAGCCGCAATGTCTCAGGCGTTTGAGGAAACCGGCTCCTATGAGTCAGTGACACAGACCGAGCCACAAGAAGACACGGTGGGTGAGATGGTGATGCAGCCACCCGTAGATTTTCAGGCTGAATTAGACCTGAAAGAGGACAAGATCAACAAGAACGCGGCGAACGGTTACGCGGGTCTGGACGCACTACGGGCGCTCCTGATCTACGACTCCACCGGGACGTACAAGGCGACGATTTCAGCCGAGACGCTTGCGGCTGATCGGGCGCAATCCCTGCCTGACAGGGCCGGTACTTTTGCGCTCACAACCGACATTACCGGGGCTTTCCAAGCCGCAAATTTCACCGGCTACTCCATTAGCGGCGTGCCCGGAGCAACCGGGACCATTGACCTGACAACGGCAGTTTCCATCGATGTCGCAAGCGGGATTATTACGGGATACACCTAAATGCAAAGACTACCCAAGCAACTTTCCACCACGGAATTGACCGGCACAACGGCGGTTCAATACACCGCGCCTACCAACACACGGACCACCATATCAGCGGCAAGCGTGACCAACAAAACAGGCACCGCACGCTGGTACACCGTGACCGTGACGCCTTCCGGTGGGAGTGCTTACTACGTGGCCTTTCAGTTGGTTTTAGGCGCTGGCAAAACGGCCATCGTCACCGGGTTGATTGGGCAGACCCTGGACGCTGGCGGCGCTGTAAACGCCTTTGCCGAGGTGGGGGCAGCGATTGACATGGTGATTTCAGGGTACGAGACGAACCCATGACCCCGCTAGAAGCCGCGTACCTGTCACTGAAAGACAGGACGGGGGCTAGCTTTGAGGAATTCAAAGCAACGTGCCGAGATTGTGAAGTGCACCCGATTTACGCATACGGGCGCATAGGAGGGGCGGTAATCGTTAAAGGCCCCGAGATTCACGCCTGCATCCTGCCATTTGCTCAACGGCGATGGCTGAACAAAGCGTCGATTCAAATTCTGAATGACGTGATTGAAAAGCACGGATTTGCACAAACCCACGTCACCACCGACGCGGGACGGATTTTTGTCGAGCGCTTGGGATTCACCCCGAGCGGCGACGTTTACAAGAGGACTACACCATGGGCATGGAATCGCTACTCCCAATAGGCGGGCAACTCCTTGGGGGCCTGATGGGCTCAGACGCGGCCAGCGATGCCGCTGACGCCCAGGTCGCGGCGACAAAGTACGCCACTGACATTGCCGACAAGCAGTTCAACAAGCAACTTGCTTTGAACGAGCCATTCCGGCGAGGTGGCGTAGCGGGCATGAACCAGTTGCTCATGCGCCTTGGCATCAACCCCGGACAAGGGCAGACCGCTCAGCCTGTAGACCGCAACGCCATTCGCGCCCGACTGCTGCCACAGTACACCAGAACTACCCCCGGCACAGAGGCCAATTTCGACGAGTACGCTACGTTCCGCCCAGGCTATCAGGCCCCTAACGGCATGAGCGCGGTTGATGAAAACGGTCTGAATGCGGCAATTGAGCGCGAAGTTGGTGACGCCCCGCTAGATAGCGGCCTGAGCGTAGACCCAAATGACCCGCAATTCGGCTCGCTGATGCGTGACTTCGGCATGCGGGACTTTCAAGAAGACCCCGGCTACAAGTTCCGCATGGATCAGGGTTTGCAAGCCCAAGCACGCGGGGCCTCTGCCAGTGGGCGGCTTGGCTCTGGCCGCTACCTGAAAGACCTTACAGCCTTTGGGCAGGGCCTGGGCGCGCAGGAGTACGGCAACGCGTTCAACCGCTTTCAGATCAACCGAAGCAACAAACTGAATCCACTGATGGCGCTGGCCGGGATTGGGCAAACCGCCACCGGGCAGCAGCAGCAGGCATCGCAGAACTTTGCCAACACGGCGGGCAATCTGGCAACGCAAGGCGGCAACGCACGCGCAAGCGGCTACGTGGGTAGCGCAAACGCCTGGGGCAACGCCTTGGGCGGCGCTGCGAACACCTGGCAGGGCAATCGTCTTATGAGCGCGTTCAATGCTGGCGGCACGGGGTACGGCGGCTATGAGCCATGGCGCTCCACCGGCAACGGCTTCGACATGTAAGGGGAAAAAATGCCAATCGATGCCTCAATAGCTTTGGGCGTGCGCCCCCCACAATTTGAAAGCCCAGTCAACGCCATGGCGAAGATTATGCAGCTCAAGGGCCTGCAGCAAGATCAAGAGATGAACACCATGCGGGCCGATGAGTACCGGCGCGGTGTTGACCGCCAGAACCGGCTCATGGGCCTGATGCAAGGTGGCAGCGACCCCGAAGCGCTGCGCAGGGGCGGCTTTTTGAAAGAGGCCGCAGACTGGGAAAAGAACAGCGCTGACACGGGCAAGACCAAGGCCGAAACCGACAAAACAGCGTTCAACATGAATAAGGAGCGGTTCGGGGTGGTGCGCAAAACAGCGGCCTCTTTTGCCAACGATCCGCAGATCACAAAAGACCGGGTAGTAAGCGCGTTGCAACTCTATGCCGTTGGTGGCGTCATACCCGAGACGCTGGCCACGCAATTTTCCCAAGGCTTGCCAGATGACCCGGCGCAACTTCGCGCAGCGCTGCAAAACTTTGCAAAGCAAGACCTTACATCAGAACAGTTGTTCACGCTGTTCGCCGCGAAGCCTGAAAAAGTGGACAACGGGCAGCAAATCGGCTTCCGCGACACCAACCCGAATAGCCCTACCTATGGGCAGAACACGGCGGGCGCTCCGGTGCAGAAGATGCAAGACCCGAACAGCGTGGCAAGTGTCGGGGCATCGTATGCCAACGCATCGGCAACACGCGAGATTGCCAAGGCGACCCGAGACGCGGCAGGAATGCAGCGGGATCAAGCAACCGAAATGAAACTCGCTGATGATTACCGCGCACAGTCGAAAGACTTTAAGGCGGTTGGCGATGCCTATAAACAGATCAGCGCGACACTTGATAAGGCGACAACATCCCCTGCGGCAACGCTAGCAGCAGCGACCAAGTTTATGAAGTTGCTTGATCCTGGATCAGTGGTTCGTGAGTCTGAATTGGGTATGGCATTGGCTGCAACCGGCGTATTTGATCGAGCGACAAACTACGTTAATACGCTGCGGTACGGCAAGGTATTGACGCCAGCGCAGGCCAAAGACTTTAAAAACATCACCGCGCAAATCTACGGCGCTGCGCAGGCTGGACAAAAGCAAGTTGATGCTGCATTTACAAGGCAAGCAGAAACGTACAAATTGCGGCCTGAAATGGTGTTGCAAGACTTGGGGCAGAACACGCCTGCGGGCCAGCCAAAGAGCACCCAAGGCGGCGATTCTGACCCACTGGGGATTCGATCAAAATGAAGCTATCCGAAATCCGGGCCAAATTCCCGCAATACGACGATTTGCCAGACGAACAATTGGTGATTGGTTTGCGTAAGAAGTATTACGCAGACATGCCAATGGCCGAATTTTCAAAAGCCATTGAGTACGACAACGCGCCGGACCCCACCGAAGGAATGAGCGCGTTCGACCGTGGCGCGGCTGGTGCGGGGAAAGCCATAGTTGACACCGTGCGCGGTGCGGGGCAGTGGCTTGGCCTGACTGACCGCGCCGATGTGGCAGAGTCGCGCAAGCGTGACGCCGCGCTAATGAACACCACGGCTGGCAAGATCGGAAATCTTGCAGGCAATGCGGCATTAATGGCGCCTGCTGCGTTCATCCCAGGTGCGGCAACCATCCCCGGCGCGGCCATGGTCGGTACGGGGTTCGGATTGATGCAGCCCAGCGCCAGCACGGGCGAAACACTGACCAATGCGGCGCTTGGCGGTGCTGGTGGTGCGGCTGGGCAACTGATCGCCAACAAAGCCCCGGCGCTGCTGCGCGGCGTTGTGGATAAGGCCAAGTCGCTACAGACGGCCAACGCGCAGAAGTTCGCAGCCGCGCAAGCTGGGGCGAAACAGGGTTATGTGGTGCCACCGGCAGACCTTGAGCCGGGTGTTGTCAGTGAGTTGGCTTCTGGCCTGTCCGGCAAAATAAAAACCGCGCAGGTTGCCAGCCAGCGCA